GCTGTATAAGTATCCGAGGTTATATCGCCCAAGAACTTGTTAAGGTTTCCTATCTGATTAATGTCTATGGTCGCCGAGGTCACGTCAAGATCTAAAGCTGTAACTGTGCCAGGTATAGAAGCTGTACCTCCGATAAGGTTTCCCGAGCCTAACTGCTCTACGTCAATATCAACGGTTGCACCTGACTGATCTATGTACACCTCGTTATCGGCAGAGAAGATAGATCCTGCTACCATTAAAAATCCAACCGCAAAAAATTTATTCATCCTTAATACTCCAATACTTTAAATTGTGGCCTTCTTTTATGGTCTGTAGAACTGCAGTTTCTATAGCTGCTTGGAGAGCAAGGTTTACTGATTCGTTTTCGGTCATACCATTCTCTACTTCTACTAACTCTGTGTCGCTTGCCACAAATCTAAAAACATCTTGGGATACCGCAACACTAAGTATTGTTTTGGTTACCAAGACCTCTAATAATATGCGACCAGTAGATACTGATACTGTGCGTAAAGATACGATAACTGTATCTTGGCGATATTCTTTGGAACTTCCTATTCCAAGATATCTGGCACCATAACCGCCTGATTTAACATTGCTTTCATATCCTACAACACTGCCTTCCATTAGTAAACCTGCAAATAATAAAGGCTTTAAGGGTTTTTGCTCTTCAAAGTTTTCTCTAGTGGACCTGATGATCTGTCGCTCTTTGGTCAGGTTATCTAAGCCTGTTCTTTCTACCACATGAAAGAAGCCTGAGTGCTGTAAGGCTCTTATCAGATATATATGCGGGGCTTGAGTAACCGCCGTAGAAAAAGTAGCGAATGAACTGTTGCCCCTGCGTTGGCCTGTATCGTCCTTAAACGCAGTAGGGTAAACGGCAACAGTCGGTTTCTTTTCAGCTTGACCCACTAGAGTTAAGTCTTTAATTACAAGACTGTTTACCTGTGCTAATTCGTTGGTAGGTTCATTTTGCCACTTACCGTTAATAGCACAACTAGAAAGTAAAATTACCGATAGGCAGAGATATAGTCGTAACACCACCTGTCTCGTCGGTAATCGTAAGAGTGATAAAGTCGCCATCTGATACATAAGCTATTTGATTGCCTTCTAAAGTGATTGTCCCCTCGGTTGAGGGAGTCTCGCCAAACAAGTTTTCTACAAGCTGTCTGGACAACTGTGCGTATATACGACTTTCTAAATTCCTAATAAACCGTGCTAACGTGGTGTTTTCTTTGTCTCTTTCTATTTGTTCCTGTAACGCCTCTATTTCTTCCTTAATGGTTAGTTTACGGCTAAATTCTTGGTTTTCTATGGTGAGGTAATGCGCTGATGTGCCTATACCCGAGAAGCTTGGACTCTTGAACTTAAAGACCATCTCGTCGGCAAAGACACTCTGTATCCCGCCTATAACAATACTTAGGACAATAACGGCAATGCCTGTTAAAGCAAAGTAATGCTCAAACCTTCTTTCTGCTAGGGTTTTTCTTCTCTTGCTCATTTTTTAACTTATTCTCTTCTTTTAACTCTAAAACGGTGTTCACCTTTTGCTGTAATCGTATCATATCTTGATCTAAAAGGCGTAGTTGGTCAGTCAATCGGATAATGGTTTTTTTCATATCCTGTATAGATGGGTCTATAGTATTAGTGATTGTTTGCCAAACATAATAGACGAAGTAGCCTAAACCCATCACCATGACTACTGGGAAACCAAAGTCTGCGATAAGTTGTGCTATATCCATTAATCCCTTCTAGCATCTATCTTGCCATCTTCAACAAAGTTCTCTGCCCTTGCTATCCGAGCTAAGTCTGGAGATAAATCCAAGGCACTAGAGACGCTTACGTCTATTCTTATCATGTCGTTATTCATTATAGATGCTCTTGTGATAAGCATCTGCGTTATACCTTGTATGGTCTTGATCTCAGACACTAAGCCGTCCATAAGCTGTTTCATAACCAGAAATATGAAGTAAGCCATGACTAAAGCACCTGCAATCGGTACCCCGACTTCTGCTATGAGATTAAATGTATCCATCAATCCTCGCCCTTGAACTTCTTGCTCTGTCCTGAGGTGCCTGCGTAGATCCCAAAGACTGCCGCCATCGCTCCAACTACGATTGACACTAAGGCGGATTGCTCTAAGTTTGGTTCTGGAAGTTCCATGAACCAGATCACTACCTTATAGAGAAGAATAATGTAAACGCTGACAAAGATTCTAGGGAATATGCGCCAAGCATCTACTGTTTTGGCAAGATGTACCCACTTTGCAAAAGGGTTATCAGCTTCGTTTCTTGGGGTTACGTCAATATCAAGCTCAAGTTTTTTCTTAATTGGAGCTTCGGTATTCTCCTTTGTTATATCTTCATTCATATAATCCTCCTATTTGTTCATAGCCAAAATTAATAAGTTGCTTCTGATAATCCAGAGCTTTGTCTATATCATAAATCTTTTCAGAGGAATGTTCATGTCCGCTTCTTTCTAAGATCTCTTTGATAACTACGGTATCGTCCTCTAGAATACGAAAAGAAACGTAATGCCCTTCGTGTAAGTAGATCCCACTCCAAAGTACGCTGTGCATTAGCTCGGTTGGGTTGGCCATACTATATCCGTTACAGCATCGGAGTTGGAATAACTAGAGGGCAGATCTCTAAGTGCTTGTCGGTAAGTAGCCCACTCTGTTTTTTTTGTGTCACTTAAAGGGCTATCTGGCATCTGTGTCCAATCGCAATCTTGCAAAAGATCGTCACGCATGTCTCTAAGGTAACTAAGTGTCACTAAATCGGTTCCCGCTTCGTATATCTTGCTCATGACGATAAACCAAATACATTAATATTAACATTACCTAGTCCTATATTCCCATTAGTAGTGCTAACTCCATGGTATTTTGCATAAACTTTTGCATACATAGTTACATTTGAACCAATACTTATAGCGACAGACAGGGTTTGTGGAGTACCCGCTAAAGTACCTGTTGACAAAAATTTAGATTGAGTAAAGGCAGTTGAAGTAGGAAAATCCGCAGACTGATTTGTATAGACTGCTAAAGAAACAATTCTTTCTGAGCCTGATGGAAAAGTACCCACAGGAACAAATGACATTGTAATTACAAAAGGTCTTAAACCATTGTGTGTTTCTGTGGTAAATACTTGATTTCTAATGATTTCTAGGTCGCCTGCAGAATTGCCCCAAGGATAGGTGCTACTTAAAAGACCTGCAATAGACGAACCTGAACTGGTTGGATTTGAATAATGGGCAGAAACAAAACCTTCAATCTTACCCATAGAGTTTGCGATTGCAGAGCCACCCACGTTTAGGTTTGTCAAGTTGGCAGTAGTAGCATTTAATGTACCTGTAGATATTAGACTTGCATTGATTGCTCCTGTTTGAATATTACTGCCAGAAATAACCGTCGCGCCATCTGTTAAGTTAGATGTAAAAGCTATGGTATTACGAAACGTGGTATCCACATCCCCAGATACGATATTCTTAAAAGAACCAGAAACAGAGGATGAGAAAGCGGAATTAACCCCTGAATGATTTACAGCTCTTACCCAAAAGAAATATGTTGTGCCTGCAGAAAGACCGTCATGCTTTCCAAAAAAGAACAAGGATTTCTGGCCTGGCTCTCCTGCAATAGTTTCAACTAATCCATCACTGTCGCTTGTCGGTGTTGTATCTACTGTTTTTCTATAGACCTTGACTGCACGAAGGTCGGTATTACTTGGGTTCGTCCAACTTACTCCAATCAGTAAGGGATTATCCGAGGCAACGGCAAGGTTAGTTGGGGTTGAAGGTACTGCTGTTACTGCAGTTATTGTTAAGTCACTAAGAGCAACAACGCTTGAATAGACGTTATCAAACGTAAAATGTCTAAGCCTGATATTAAAGGTTTGTCCTACAGTGACATTAGGGATAGTTGCTACCGACTGCGACTTACCTACGAGCAAGGAACTATAATTGCTATCTCCACTTAATTTGTACTGCACTTCCGTTCCCTGTATGCCTATCTCTGTTGAGTTAGTCCATGTGACGGTTATGTTAATTTTTGTTGTCGTTCCCTCTACTGTTGCACTTTGCGAGGCACTTGCGCTTGAAGGCGTAGGTACAGAGTTATCTCCTGTGTTGACTACCGTACCTTGGGTTATAGGTGTTGAGTATTCGTTAGTGGCGAAGTCATAGACTGCAGACTCTATCTCCTTTAGTTCTAGCTGACAGGCAAGGATCTGATTTTCGTCTGATTGAATTATCGTAAAGCTCACAGTCAATACCTCAAACAGCTTACTGGAAAACGACATTCTCTCGTTCGTGACCCTGACGTAGTCTTTAGCCTGTAACTGCATGAACTTTAAAGGGACTGTTATAGATATAGAGGTGGTCTGACGATTATGCAGTAGGGCAATCTTCTGCAGTCTTTGTGCCATCGTGTGCGTTGTAGTGAACGGTAGTTTCAGCTCCATGGTCTTGACAAAATTTGCAGAGGTTTCCCCGCTTGGGGTGTCCTGTGTTAAAAACGTACTGCTCTGAAAGACAGGCGCATCAGCTACAATAAATGAGTTTGAGGCATCAACAAAGGCGGACTTAACGGTGTTAAATATTTCCCCTGTTGCTGTTTTAGTTGTGATAGATGGGTCTGCAAGCACATCATCATCGGTTATGGTTAGGGAAGGGCTTTGGTTTGCCCCTGCAAAGACATTGAATTGACCGTTAGCGTAGGTAAGACTGCCTGCCATTGCGCTCAATAGACCACCGAGAATATCTTCACCATCTGCACTCATGTCTGAGAACCCGTTAGCCGTAAATCTAGTCTCAGTTGTACTGTTGTCAGCAAGTGTCACAGTTTGGTCACAAGTATTGGCTGCAGCCGCAAAACCTCCCGCAGAAGTGGTATCGTTGATTTCCGAGCTAGTCGCCTTAAGGCCATAGGTAGTGTCTGAGATAAAGTCTCTAATGATTAACGCAGGATTAGATCTCTGTGCGTCGGAGTTGGAAATTGCACCTGTTCTAGGATCATAAACATTCTTTCCTTTGACCACGAAAGAGACGTTTGGTACCGAAGCAAGGAACTCAGGATCATAGACACATTGCATGTAAACATAGGCAACGTCTTTAAAAACGTGAGTGTTAGGGACGGAAGTTGTACCTAGTTGTGCTTGTGCAAAGGCATTGACAGCAGTTTGAGAGCCATCGTTAAAGGTAAAACGGATCAATCTGCCACTGCCAAAGTTCTGCTCATTTTCCGTGTTCGTAAAATTATTATGAGTGACGGTGTTCACAGTCGTACTGTTTATTGTAGAAGCCGAAGTATCGGAGCCAAGAGTAAGTGTAGTGTCATTAATTATTACCTTTTCTAAGCTGTTTATTGTGTGTCCTGCTACCGCTATGAAGAGATGAAGTACGTCGTTTGTAGTTCCAGTGGTTTCTATATGCGTGATAGTTCCGCCTACTCTGCATTGACCGTAAACAATCTGCCGAGGGGCATTTGCTGATCTAGTAGAAACCTTTGTGCCAAAGTTCTGGTTAGTAGCTGATGGAATAGAAGGAGCCATCATAATCTGTAATCCAGTTGTTACAAAAGCCATTGTTGCCGAGAAAGCTATAAAACCCCCCGCAGCTCCAGATATTCCTGCAAATCCTGCAAAACCGGCAAATGCACCACCTGCGGCAAAAAGAGTTGGTCCTGCAAGAACAACTATACCTGCAATGATTGCTCCTACTACCGCCGCCTTTACTGCCTTAGGCATCTAACCTCCAGACTTTTTTTGCGCTTGAGTTTTGTCGGTAAGTCAAACCCTCCTCTGAAACACAGGCTATAAGATTGCCTGTACATATTCCTATCAATTCCTCGTTTTCGTTAGCTTGATTTTTAAGTAAGACTATATCGCCCGCAGTAATAAAGTTCTTATCTATTGTGCCTATGCCTGCCTTCTTAGCATATTTAGAGGTCACTTTGTTTAGGGTTCTGCCATTGTCGGCAATAAACTTAAATGCGCCTTTCTTGTCCTGCCACTTTATTTCTATCATTGCCTTGCCTGTCATAGCTTTGATACCCTCTACTGCAAATATACAACAGTCCCATTTGCCCCAAGCAAAAGCACGTTCGGTATTGCTGTTAATAAAAGCGAATAACTTAGTATCCCACTGCGGCAACTTTTTCATCTAGAAACCTGATTCGTGCATAGAGAAAGGATCTTCGTCGTGACTTAAAGCTCCCTCTTCTTTTACTGATTTTCTACCCCAAACTATTTCTTTGTCTATCATCTGCATCACCCTATTAAAAGAAGTATCGGTGGAGCTGATGAACTTCTGCGACTCACTGGTGTAACGTAGCTTACAGGGTCGGCGCATATCTATTAGCCTGTTCTCCGCATTTATGACTATGGTTGAGGTTGTCGTAGAGTCACTTATGTTCATGGAAATCATCCTGCCCGTAAACATATTCATAACCCCCTTGATCTCATTGGTACCGCCATCAAGGAAGCCAACTAATATAATAATCTTGCGGTTCTGATAGTTCTCCGTCAGGGCAAGATTCAAAACCGTAGCATCCATACCCGAGATAGTTACCGAGACACCGTTACTGGATAGCTCTGCTGTCTCCTTAATGTCACCTACTTGTATTAGAGAACCCGCGCCTATGTAAGTTTCGCCTTCTATGGTGGCATCCTCGTTACCCGACCACACCCTAACGTTACCTGAGTCAATTCTC